TTATAGAACAACTTTTCCAAGTCCTGGTTGTAATGCTGGATCTTTTCCAATATCAGCAACAACTTTTCCAATTACAGTAGGTGCAGGTGGAACAGGTAATAATACAAATTGTACACCAGGAGGTGGAGGCACACCATCAACATTTTCAACAATTACATCAACAGGAGGTGGTGGAGGTGGAGGATATAATGCTGCAGGAGTAAATGGTGGTTCAGGAGGTGGTGGAGGTACAAAAGATCCTGCAAGTGCAAGATTATCTGGAGGCACAGGAAATACTCCGCCAGTAAGTCCTTCTCAAGGAAATAATGGTGGAACAGGTGGCGGACCCAGCCCTGGTAGAGCTGGAGGTGGTGGCGGTGGAGCAAGTACAACAGGTTGTAATGCTACATCAAATACTGGAGGAGCAGGAGGAGCAGGAACACCTATTTCTACTACATTTTTTGGACCAACAGCTCCAAGTTATGGAACACCAGGCCCAGCACCAGGAAGATATTTTTCAGGTGGAGGAGGAGGATTTGGTAATTCAGCAGGAGCTGTGGGAGGTACAGGAGGTGGAGCCACTGGAGCAAGCGGCGCAACAGCAGGAACTGCAGCTCTTGCAAATCTTGGCGGTGGAGGCGGCGGATCAGGTTGTGGAATTACAGGGGCAGCCGGCGGCAAAGGTATAGTAATTATAAGATACAAATTCCAATAATTAAGATCGCTTTACAAAAGCTTATAAATATGTTATATTAATGAAATAGAAATTACATAATGAATCTAAAAAACTACTACTACTATTTTCAATCAGCGTTGTCACCAAAGTTGTGTGATGACATTCTCAATTACGGTAAAAAACATCAAGCCGAAATGGCCGTTACAGGTGGTGTTGAAAATATTATTAAAACAAAAGGCAAGTTAGATAAAAAAGACGTAAAGAATATTCAAAAGAAAAGAAAATCTGACGTTGTTTGGATGAATGATCGTTGGATCTATAAAGAGATTCAACCTTATATTCACGATGCAAATAGATTAGCAGGTTGGAACTTTGATTGGGATTGGACTGAATCATCTCAATTTACAAAATATGGAATTGGCCAATATTATGGCTGGCATTGTGATAGTTGGGATCAACCTTATCAACGACCTCAAAATGCAGATGGCACTTGGCCACCAGATCACGGTAAAATAAGAAAATTATCAGTAACAGTTTCTTTAGTTGACCCATCGGAATATGTTGGAGGAAATTTAGAATTTGATTTTAGAAATTCAATGGATACAGAATGGACAAAAGGCAAGACTACAAAAGAGTGTATTGAAATACGACCTCGTGGTTCTATAATTGTTTTTCCAAGTTTTGTATGGCATCGTGTAACACCAGTAACAAAAGGAACTAGATATTCTTTAGTAATGTGGAATCTAGGATATCCGTTTAGATAATAGGAGTATATTATGGCAATAGTAACAAATGGTAATGATTTAAGAACAGATGTGTATTTTGGCTGCCCAATTTATGTAATTGATAAACCTGAATGGTTAAATTCAACAAACAAAGTTTGTGATCGATACATTAAAGAGGCCTACGATAGAGAAAAACCTAAAATGAAAGAAAGAGAAAAGTTTTTAGGTAAAAAAGATTTTGCTAAAGTGAAAGACCACGGTATGTCTTATCACTCTGGCCCACTTCAAAACGATCCAGGATTAAAAGATATACAAGACTATATTGGTAATACAGCTTGGAATATAATGGACAGCCAAGGTTTTGATATGAAACAATATACAATGTTCTTTACTGAATTTTGGGTACAAGAGTTTTCTAAAAATGGTGGTGGCCATCACGACACACATATTCATTGGGATAACCATATATCAGGATTTTATTTTCTAAAGTGTTCTGAAAAAACATCTTTTCCATTATTTCACGATCCAAGACCAGGAGCTTTGATGACTAAACTACCATTAAAAGATAAATCACAAGTGTCTTTTGGCCAAGATATAGTGAATTATAGGCCGAAACCTGGTACAATGATATTTTTTAATTCATATATGCCACATCAATATGCCGTTGATGATGGTGTAGAACCATTTAGGTTTATACATTTTAACATACAGGCAGTAAGAAACATGATAATAGAAGGAGTAAAAAGATTATGAGTTTTGAAAAGAATAACTATCTAGTGATAAAAGAGGCCATTGAACCAAAGGTGGCTGAATTTGTTTATAACTATTTTTTAATGAAAAGACAAGTAGCAAGAACATTTTTTGATACAAGATTTATTTCTCCGTTCACTACTGAATGGGGTGTATGGAATGATGAACAGATACCAAATACATATTCACATTATGGTGATGTTGCTATGGAAACTTTATTATTGGCCGTTCAGCCAAAGATGGAAAAATTAACAAAAATTAAATTGATACCAACATATGCTTATGCTCGTATCTATAAAAAAGGTGATATACTTCATAGACACAAAGACCGTTTTAGTTGTGAAATATCTACAACATTAAATCTAGGTGGCGATGAATGGCCTATTTTTATAGAAAAAGATCCTAAAAAAGGTGGATTAAAAGATGGTAAATATGTTACTGAACATACAAAAGGAATTAAAGTAATCTTAAACCCTGGTGATATGCTTGTTTATAAAGGTAATCTTTGTGAACATTGGAGAGATGCTTTTGAAGGTAAAGATTGTGGTCAAGTATTTTTGCATTACAATAATGAAGCAACAAAAGGTTCGAGTGATAACATCTTTGATGGCCGTCCTCATTTAGGATTACCAAGTTGGTTCAAAGGTTCTAAACTACAGAAATAGTTTTATGATCTATGAAACTACCTATTGTAATAGATAACATTATAGAAAAAGAACTACAAGAAAAAATTAAACTTACTCTTTTAAGTGATAACTTTAATTGGTTTTTTATATCTGATGTTACACACGCTTCTGAGAATAAACAACAACGACCTGGCTTTCAACATAGATTTGTAGTAAAAGAAAAGATTAATAGTGACTATCATAATTTGGTTTTACCTATCATACAAAATAGTTGCAAACATATTCAATACGATTATAAAAAAATAATACAAGGCCGTTCTTTTTTACAATTGCCTTTAAGTCTTAAAAATAAAAAAATAGATACACCTCATATAGACCTGTTTGATAAACATTTAGTTATATTGTATTATGTTACAGATGCTGATGGAGATACTGTTATCTATAAAAATCAATATAGTAAAAAAGATCCAATACCTTTCTTTGATGATTTACAAGAATCAAAAAGAGTTACTCCTAAACAAGGGAGAGTAGTATTATTTGATGGTTCTCACTGGCATACGTCTTGTCAACCAAAAGAAAAGATCAGATGTATAATCAACTATAACGTAACGAATAAATAGATATATGACTAAACTTGACGATAAGGTAAATGAAATATTAGGTATTGAAGCTGATAAACCCACTTTAGAATCTATTATCAAAGTAGAAAATCCACCTGTACCAAGAATACAAGACAAGAATAAAGCTGATATAGATAGTGACTATGAATATAGTAGAGAGAATTATTATAATCTTATTGAAAAAGGCCAACAGGCCATTGAAGGTATTTTAGAGATCGCTAAAGAAGGCCAACATCCAAGGGCATATGAAGTAGCAGGCCAACTTATAGCAAGTGTGGCTGGCACAGTAGATAAGTTACAAGATTTACAAAAGAAATTAAAAGAATTAAAAGATTTACCTAAAACTGCTTCGCCTCAAATTAAAAATGCTTTGTTTGTTGGTAGCACTAAAGAATTACAACAAATGTTGAAAGCAAATGAAAATACTAAAAGCAACAAAAAGTTACCTGAACAAACAGACGTTTCAGATAAGTGATTTAACTTTTATAAGAACGTCCATACCTTTAAAAGAAATACTTAATGGAGAAGAAATGATTGAACCTATACAAATTGTTAAACATACGATCAATGATGTATCACGTATGGGGGCTAACGGCACTCCTTATATTGAGAAACAATACAGTGTTTTTAAAGGCAGTCAAAGAGTAAAGGCCGCTTTACAATTAGGCTATACACATATAGAAGGAATCATAATTAATGAGTGATTATAAAGAACATATTTTTCCTACTGAAAGTCTAATTGGTGGTTGGTATATGCCTGAATCTATTTGTGATAAAATGATTGATATATTTAAGACAAGCAAAAAAGAAGAAAACAAAATATACTTAAACAAAGAAGATGTGATTGATCCTATTATTAAAATAAGTTTAGAAACTGGTTTAAGAAATGAAGAATATGAAAACCATTTGAATAATATTTTGAAATTATATAAACAGAAATATGATTTTTGTGATGTTGGTACTTATGGTATTAATGATTTAATTAAAATACAATACTATGAACCAAATGAAGGATTTTTTAAATGGCATATTGAGAATACTTATAAGCCTCATAATAAAAAAAGACATTTAGTTTTTATGACATAT